TCCTTGGGAGTTACTTCACGGCCAAGATAGACATGCTTGGCGTACTTGGGATTCCAGACAAAGGGGTAGGTAACGCCACTGCGTCCGGCATGACTCACGGTGAGTCCTCCTGATCGGTTGGCGTCTGGAATCGTGATGAGATATTTTGGCATTGGGAAAGTGGGTGGTGGATATTGGTTTCCCATCCAAGTTAAGGAGGGGGGATTTCTCCCCCCTCCCCGCACAGCGGGATAGGGCGCAGGTGCTTTGGGGCTTGGTCGTTTTTTTTAGCTGATGACCGGCAGGTTGATTCCGGCGTAGGGCAGGGCATGCTCCAAGACCAGGAAGTTAGGCATGATGCCATCAACGCGCTGGTAAGGGCTCTGTCCAAGACGCTGGTGATGTAGGTCGTCTTCACGAACTCACCATCGAACATCTGCTCGGTGCGCTCGTTCCGGAAACGGCCATAACCGCGAACTGCGGCGTTGGCTCCCAGAATGAGGGTGCGACCGAACGGAACTCCGTTGGCATTGGTCTCAAGGACCAGTGAGCCGACAGGGTGGGTGTTCGTGATGTGGGCATCGGACCAAGGGCCTGCTGCTGCTCCGGTTCCGACAACATTTCCAAGGGTATGGACATTGAAGGAGGTGACGGAGGTTGCAGAAGGCGACAGGGCCTTGTTGACAGTGAGGTTGTTCAAACCGCTGCCATCGAGACCATTGGCGTTGTATCCATAGAAGCCATACTTACCAGCATTAGCGCCGGTAAGGTTGACGATGAGCACATAGCGCTGGGTCGAAGTCGCGGCGAGGACATCGGTGTAGGTGAAGCGATAGGCGTAGTTCGAGAAGAACTCGAAGTAACGAGCCTTGATCGCGGCAGCCGCAACGGATCCACCACCATAGATCGAGAACGATGCAGTGGGAGCTGTGATGGCGTTTCCAAGGAGTGCCTTGGGGTTCATCGCGCTTCCGATAGCACCATAGCCGTCGTGATCGAGAGGGTTAAACTCGCGGATCACATGGCCGTTCACGTCCACATAGCCACCGGTGAAGATAGGGTTCTCATCACCACGGACACCTGCATAACGCAAGGCCTCCAGGTAATCAGAGCTGTTCTTCAATGGCACAAGGGCTTCGCCGAGACCTACCGTGATAAAGCGGTTGATCTTGTTGTTGCCGGCCTTGGACACCATAGCCGGACGGGCTCCGAGGGTCTTGAGGCGCTGACCTGCGCTGATGATCGAGTCCATGCTGATCGTGTCGGCACTCGTGAGTGCGTCGCGGGAAGCATTTCCATTAGCGTAGATCGTATTGGCCGAGTTGCCCTTGTTGATGAACATCATCTGAAGGCGCTCGGTCTTCTTGCGACCCAGCCATTTGCCAAGCTGCTCGGGAACACCAGCTTTCAGCTCTGCAAGCAGGGCAGTCTGGTCTTCTGTACGCAGGTTGAGCGCAGTGGCATGACGGAGGTAATCAACCTGAAGGGTGTAATTACCAACACGGAACTCTTCCGCGTTGTCACCGATGATCTCGTCGCCCTGGACGCCATCGCCATAGAGACCGGACATTGTGCGGAACACAATGGACTGTCCCGCACCTTTGGCTAGGTCGGTTACGGACTGAACGGGGGCTTCTGGGCCGGATCCCTCGAACTCGCGGAAGTAATCTTCCATTTGCTCGGAGATATCGACTCCTTTCTTCCAGAGCTTCGGCAGAAACTGCGAAGCCTGTGCTGCCAAGTCACCTGACAAGTTGGCATTTGAGGGGATGCTGTATGTAGACATGATAGGTTTTTCCTTAATGAAGGAAGAACCGACTACCTGACCCGTATTCCGATCCGGCACATGCCGGCGGGGGGCTTTTACCTACCCAGCTTTGAGGCGATGGCGATCAGATCGTCCATCGACTCAGCCTTGGATAGGAGGTCGTCGAAACTTCCATTGACGACTGCTGGGCTAGGCCTGCTGGTGCGGGCGTTTGCCGGGGCAATCGGTGGGGTTGTAGGACGACCATTGGCGGGAGCGGCGGGAGTGCGCTGGGGAGATGTCGTGGCTTTGGATGAGGAGGGCTGCTGCCTTGGATCGCGGGGTGGGATGCCCAGTTCATTAGCTGCCATCTGAGCCACCTTGAGGGGCTTCTCGGCGCTGTAGTACAGGGGGTTCTCGGAGTCTTTGAGTCGGTTATCGATTTCGATCATCTTCTGGACAAGAGGGCTTTCGGCCTTTGTCACATCGGGATAGAGATCGACCGCGCGGGTCTTGCTCGTGGAGACAGTGTTCTCGAAGCGGGCGTTTTCCTGCACCTGCTCTTGGGCTTTCTGGACGCGGATGTTGCTGATCTGGTCCTTCGCGGCCTCGATCTGCTCGTCGATGTCATAGAGCTTGTCTAGTTCGACATTTGCCAAGGCATCCTTCTTTGCTGCTTTGAGTTCCATGATCCGATCTGCCACTTCCTGCTCTGAAGGCAGGATGGGAGAGGGAGCGGATTCGATGGCGGTCTCCTGCTGGGGGCTCACTCGTGAGAGGGCTTCGGCAAGAGACATGTCGGGATTGCGCTGACGCAGGAGGATGGCCTTGCGTTCGATCTCCGTCCAATTACCGATCCTGACGCGCTCGGGAAGATTGGCTTCTTCGAGAGGGATGTCTGGGTTGACTTCGGTTTCTGGATCGACCGGAGTCTCTTCTGGCACTTCTTCTGTCTGTGTCGGCGTAACGTCTGCGTCTTTAGGTGCATGAGCAAGTGTGGCGTCGAGATTTGCGATCTGCTGGTAGTAGCCGGCCTCATCCAAAGCCTCCACATCAAAAACGGGCTGTGTCGCCGCGTCGGAAATGGGAGCGTCCTGGGTTGGGGTTGCTGGAGCCGAAGCAGGAGCCTCCCCTGTTGGCAAAGCCGCAAGGGAAAAGGTTTCTTCGGACGTTAGGTTTAGAGGATCGGCTTCCGCCAGATTGTTGCTCATGGGACTTAGATAGCTCTTCATCTGTTTCGTGTCTATGCTTTTATCTTGTCTGTGCTAGTTAAATGGTATTTTATCTTTTTTCTTATGAGCACCAATTATCCCGAAAAAAACGTCGCAAAAGCCGAGCAACACCTGACAGCGCTGAATGCGCTCAAGAATCAGCCGGCATGGAAGCATTATGTCTTGCCTAGGCTTGCGGAGATCGAAGAGGGCGCGCTTCTATCCCTGCTTGAGGATGAGATATCACCAGCCGAAAGGGAGATCCGTCACCGGATCTGGCGGGCTATTCAGGCCGTGGTGAAGTTTCCCGAGACTGACGAACGCTCGGCGAGATTTATTGTCAATTCTTAGACCGCAACAAACGGCTGCGCTCGTTGGCGAAGATGGCCGCGACATTCGCCTTCGGTCTCGTGGTAGGCGAGGAAATGAACAATCTCAGATTTTCCCTCTCGCTCTTGCCGTTTGATGTGGTCACAGGCCACATGGGGAACAGCGGCGATTCTAAGACCGGCGGGATACCAACGACTCCAACAGAGGAAGAGATCCTGAGTGCCAGCACCGATATAGGACGAGAAATCGCTAAGCGCGAGAGCGCGTTTGGACAGCAGGGTGCAACCGAGGCCGCACCAGTCGGAGGGGACAATCGAGCCGAGGCCAATGCCAGGGTAGGCTTGATCCATCCAGCCGCGACGCCGATAGCCCTTGGCATTTAACTCAAAAACATTTCCAGCGGGGGGTGATTTCTTGACGCCCTCGCGCAATCTCCCCATCCGTTTATTTTCTTTGCAGGCGATCTTTTTGATTCCTTCGGCCTGCTCTCGACTCTCGACCTTCGCTCGAGCAAGTTCTTTTAATTTTTCCTCACATTTTTCAAGCAGGAGCTTGAGCCGAGGCTTGAGGTTTCGTTCCGAAGGTAAGAAATCTTCGGCAATATGGGCTGTGGGTGAGCCGAAGCCGCCAAGAAAACCGCCATTGGGATAGGTTGCTGCCGCGACATCGTAGTAGGCAATGCCAAGTGCGTCGGGCATTTGTAATGTCCATTCCAGCACCCGTAGAGCATTGGCAGGTGGGATCGTGTCGCTCTCGACACTCCAGCATAAATCGGCCTTGATCCGGCGGGCATAGGCAAAGGCCTCCCCTTGGAGCTTGGCAATCCTGATCTGGGCGTCGCGTTTGTAATCCTTGGCATCTTCAAGGATGGGCAATCGGATCGCCGTGATTTTCCAGCCCTCGGGAAGTCGCGCCTTGGCATATTCTTCGGCGCTTTTGCTTTCCTCGCTTTGATCCGTGGCAAAGATAAAATGAGCCTCATTATGATGGGCTGCTGAGGTGGAAACAGCCCGGATAAGCTGGGGCCAGCAATGCAAGTAATTTTTCGTGGCGGCGGTGACGATGGCAAGCATAGAACTAATCTAAGAATCAAGCGAAGGCGACGAATGGTGAGGTATTTTTCCACCAATTACAGTTATTGACCGAGGCTGATTCGGCGGTGATGCTGTATGAAAGCCACGCCGGATAACCGTCCGTCAGGACGGTTGAGGTCGAGCCTCCCGAGGAGTCGTAATTCGTGAGGGCCAGCAGATTGCTATGAGTCAGGACATCTCCCTTCATGAAGATGCCCTCGATTGCCGTTGTCATGACGCTGGCGGTATTGGCCGAGATCGAGACAACGCCTTGCATGGAGCCACTTACTTCTGTCCACGTCGATGTCGTAGCTGAGTGGGTTGATCCCCCTGTATCAACAGTAACGGTCGAGGTGGTCGCGGTCTCGTTCCAGGATAGGCAAGCTCCATCAATCGTCACCGCGTCATTTGTAAAACTCATGACGGGGCCAGGGAAGACATAAGGAAGAGAAGCATACCCTTGGGGAGCATTCGGGCCTGGAAAGAACTCCCCAACACTCTGGGCCTCGGATGCTGTGTAGAAGGCCACCGTCCTATTGTTCCATTGTGTGATGGGAAACTGGAAATAGGCCGCAAGCGTCTGAGATATAGCATCCTGAAGCAACCAGGCAGTTGTGGTCGCGCGGGTGGTCGAGTGGGAAAAACATGGCGCAAGAAACGGCGTTGCTACCGCATAAGAGGCACACGAGATCGTGGCCTCGGGAATGGCATTCCCTGCCGAATCGAGCATCTGATTGGAAAGCGATATACCCTCTCCTTCAAACGCGGTTTGAAAGGAAATATCTCCGATAGTGAAAAAGGCGGTCAGGTGTACGCCCGTATACCATTCAAACCACCACCCCCCCCGTATCATGTCAGGAACTGGCCCATCTGTCACAATCGCGTAAGTTCCGGAGGGGTAGTCGGGTAGTGGTACCAGAATAGCTGGGCCAAACCCGAATAATACCTGCCCCCCCCACCCCTGCCGCCCCATTCCATTGTCGGCGCTGACATCACTACTAAAACCTTGCATACCAAGGGCGGCCATCACGGCGGGATTTCCTACCTCCCTCCAAGACACATAAGTATCATTGCCCGATATGGGATAAAATCCATTGTCATTCCAATCATACAAGCCAGAAATCCAAGGACTAGGATCAACGGTCGTGGACGAGAAGGTCTTGGTCAGAGTGGTGGCTGTGGGAGACGCAATCTGGGTTGTGAAAACCTCAACACCCCGCAATCCGTAAGATCGGTCTGGCATCAGATCCCGTGAGAAATAGCCACGATGATTTCCATTAATGGCGGGATAATCACTGGTTGCGTAGGTGGAAGAAACGATGGTTGAGATCGTTTGAGAGAAGGTATTCCCGCCCTCAATCCACCCATTAGGCGTCACCCCCCAATAGCGCCCAGAATAATCATCCCAATCCGAGACATAGGAATTAACCCATTCTATGGGATAATTAACCTGGTGTAGGGTCGCATCCTCAGTCACCGTTAAATAACCGATTCCAAAGGTTTCTATGTAGCTAGGAAGGGCAAAGCCATTGGAAATTAAACCGACAGCAGAATCGTTCAGTTGCCCGAAGGTTGCGGCTGGAAACGAAAAGACGGCATGGCTCCCACAATAGAGAGAGGCTCCCGTGGCCGCGCCCGCCGTGGAATTGGTAATACTCTCGCTGTAACAAGTGTCGTAGTACTCCGATCCCGTGACAAACGCGACAAACTGAGTCGCCTCGGTCACAAGACTTGAATCCGTTGCTATCGTTCTCTGCGTTGTCGCATTACCGTCCGTGCCGTTTAGCGTGGTCGTGGCGTAGGAAAAGATCACCCCGCGTGTCGTGGCGGCGACAAGATTAGGAAGATTTTCCGGAGATAAATAAGTGGTCGTTACGGTGCCGATATTTTGTGAAAAAGTGGCCGATGCGTCCGTGGTGATCTGGTACCACCACGCCCCCCAGGAGAAGGAAGCGATGAGTGCCGTCTCGCCCAGATTGTCGATGACAGTTGCATTCATTTTACCATTTCCAGATGTAGTTATTTACTGATGTCACCCCGATGCCTGTCGTGAAGGCGATTACAGGATACGGCACCACCCAATTCACCCCGAGCGTATTGTAGGAAGTCCCTGTGGCCCCGTCGTAGAAGCCGAAAAGAATCTTGAGTTCACCTGGGGGAGCACCTGCATTCACGGTCTGAGGCACGGGGGGCTGCGTGTCACAATCAATCGTGACACTCGTGATCGCACCTCCCGAGATCGCGCAGTCTACCCAAAAATACCATGTCGAGGTGGCGTCACTCATACTTAGTGGTGACATCATGTTGGTGGGCAAAAATCCCGCGATGGTTCCTGGCGCGATCGTGGCTGTCACGGAGTCCTTAATGTTGACTGATATATCCCACTGGAGCATAGAAGGAGAAGTCCCTAGAGGCAGAGCGCGAACAACAATATCTCTTTCACCTGGAATCTTTACTCGAATTAAAGGCCACTGTTGATCGGGTTGAGTTGATTGACAGTTGTTCCCTGCACTCATGGGAGCCATGCCGGCAGCATTGTTGACTGCTGCAAAAGGGTCGTAATTGCCGCGATTGGATTCAGCAATTCGCGTGAAAGAATCAAAGGGATCCATAGAGAATCCTTTATCTTACCGGCATGATT